CGGACTATTTCGGCCTTCTAATTCGGTTTTGATGAGGCCCAATGTATTATTGTCATTATAACAGGTACTCAGCAATATAAATTGCTGGTCGGGAACTTGTTCAAAAGGAAGTTTGGCCGGTTCCCCTGCCCCTGCGGTTTTTTCGGCAATCGTCACGGTTACACCGTCGGGCAAAGATTCGCCGTCTCCCAGGGAATGTTCCAGCACAATAGAATTAGTGAAATCACCTTTATTTTTGGCCGTTAATGTAACGACTCCTGCGGCAGCAGCGGCCGAAAATTGAATATCTTCATTGGCGTTAATCATGCTGGCAATATTTGTTGCGATCATGGCCACGGACTGATCTTCTTGAACAGCAACGACAACTCTTTCACCACCAATATAAAGGACAATACTTCCTGTTTGCACATCGGACACCGCAACGGTAATTGTCTCTTCCCTGGCCGTGAAGCTGCTATCGTCAACAACTAAAACGTGCAATTCCTGTTCTGAATTTTGGGCAAGAAAGGATTTGCAAAAATCAAAAGCGGCACTGCCACGACCAAATTTATAAACAGCATCATTAAGATTTAAAACTTCGGTTAATTTCCCGAATTCGGCCTTACCCGCTTCCCCTTTCGGGCCAATAAACAAAGTTCGGTAGGGTTGAAGGGCCGAACCCTGCACGGCAAACTGATTATTGATATTTAATGCTACGAGGGGAAATCTTTGATTGGCCGGAATAATGTTTGTCATTTTTTGCTATCCTTTTTATTGCGGGTTTCTTTAGGCCTTTTAGCAGACCAATTGGCAATTTTTTTCACTAATCCTAATGCCAAAAAATGTTCAATTTGGGCATCCGAGGAAAGCCAAAGTCCCCCCGACGGTAAAACTTGACCAATTGAATCGAGAAAAACCTTTGCCCCCTCTTTAGGGGCAATTAGGATTTGTTTTCCTTTCATGAGATAATTCTAAGGAAGAAAAGCGCAAAAGGCAAATGGTGAAAAATGTCCCTCTATGACGATTATCTCTTTCCCGATGTGGAAGTCAATATCTATGTTGGCGGTATGTTGTTTCACGTTAAAAGAGAAATTGACTTTGAAACCTATTTCGACGATCTAACAACTGCCTGGCAAGCTACGGCAACCGCTAGGGCGCAAGAAATTTCCGCAAAGATGAACGAAATCGTCAAGCGTCACGTTCGGCTTTTTAGTGGATTTCGAGACCCCGAGCGCATAATAAACTGGGTAAGATTTGAGGGGGGGATTTCGCAAGACGTGCCGGGAAAACTCAATGCAGGGGTATCTATTAATAGATACAGCAGGCAAGGGGGAATGCCCCTGGCCCATTTCCTTTTAGGAAGTCCTAACGTCGGCCAAAATCAAAACAAACCGCCTGTGGTCTCATTTTTTAAAGGGAAAAGAACAGTTTTAAAAAATACTTTTATTTTACATTCCCGCTTTAAATCGGGAATGAGTGAGGCCGAAATTTTCCGCTTTTACCGCAGGACAGACGATGGCCGTGTCCACAAAATGTCATATGTGAGTATCGACGGGCATTTAGTTGATATAGCCGCAGACTCTCAATTAAAACGAATAATGACACCTGAGTTTATATTAATGAGGGAGTATACCGTTTTGATTCTTGACGGCACAAAACTTCTATTGAGGGATTTGTTTAGTATGTTTTAAATGGCCTAAAACTCAATATCTTTGGCAATATCTTTGCTATCGACGTCCGCATCAATTCGCTTCAAATCGTCCAATGGATCAGGGGAAACCCCAACGGGAAGATCGTAAGTGACCAAATATCTCAACAAACAAAAATACAGAGGCCGTTGGCCATCCGGTTCTGTTCTAAAATCCAATGATTGAAAAACAGCGTCATTTAGTTCAAAATCACCGGAACCGCTTTTTTTTCTAATTTCCGGATCAGTCAAAAACTCATCTTGTTCCAGTCGAAAAGAAATTTCTGTAATCAAATCGTCAAATAAGATTTCGTTTTTATCGTAATCGGTGGCGAATGGCGCATAAACAACTTCAATTGTTACAGTAAAAACCTTTTGATATTGCCGGGGGGAAGTATCCCGCACGTTATTAGTCGTGCTAAGGGATTGAACCCGAACTTCGGCCTCATGGTCGTCAAATAAATCAATGGTCACCGGATAATTCAGGCGGGAAACAATGCCATCAATCCCTTCAACTTTGAGATCAGAATACAACTCTTTCAAATAAAGTTTGATTTTTTTGCGTGTTTCATCCCTCATTGACTGGCCCCACTTCGTGAACAACTAAATTCATGGCGTTATTATCCACATCTCGTTTCAATTCTTTAATTCTAAAAAGTCGATCTTTCCATTGAAGTTTTGTTCCTTGCTTGATTTCAACCCCTTCTAATGGCCAAGAAACCCAAAAAGTAGGTTCTTCACTAATCACTTGTTGTTGGCTAATTGCGTCCACAAATTGAAAACGGGATTTAAAAATTCCACAATATTCTAAAGTGAATTCCTCTTCCTCATCTTCAAAAAAAATGGGATCGCCATAGATTTTTTTTTGTGGCAAAAAAGAGGCCTGGGAAATGCGGTCGTTTATGGACATTCCCTAATTAGACCATGTCTCAATAGGTGTTGGGTAGAGCTACTTTCGGGATTTAATTCTTCCCCCAGGCGGGAAACATAACGATAAATATCAGTGGAAAAAACAGTTGGCGTTAGCGGAATATATCTTTTCCAGGTCGTCGTTTTCTTGACGTTATTCACGATATTCACGGCCTTGATTTGGGGAGGGGCCAAATTGGGGGTAGTCTTGTTTTTGCGTGGCCTACCCCGTTTTTTGGTAATCTTTTTTTTATTCGGCATGAATGGCAGCGTTGCCATTCAGTAAAACTTCGCCTTCAGTCGCTCCGCTTGCCGCAGGGGCATGGGCCACACCGGCCAAAGTATTTCCTGAAGAGGCATCGGTAAAGCGTGAATTGGTAGTATCCCAATAAATTTCTTCAAATTGTGCCCAGGCCGAACCGGCCTGTTTGGGGCCTTTCACAACACCATCGAGGGCCACAACTCCGCTTGTACCTGAACGATCCTTTGAAACAATCCGGCACATTTTCGTTCCGATTAATTTTAGGCCGCCTACTTGGTCGCCCGCTGCAAGCGCAACTTTAATGGAACGCCCATTTGCAATTTTTGTCATTTAAAAACCCCTTTCAATCAATAATTTTTTATTGCTTAGCTAATTTTACAAGGCCGCGATAGTCGGCAAGACCTATCCCCAGGTAAAATTTAGAAAAATAACTCATGGAACTTCTTTGCGTGTTCCACATACTGTAAATTTCCGGTGTTTGGGCATCACGATGCACAATTCTTTTTACAATTTCAACTCCCCCGTCCATTGGAGAAGCGGCCAAAATGAAATCAGTACCTGATCCATCGCCAAAGGCACTATCCAAATAGGGGTGGGTAATAATTTTGCTTATCCCCCTGCGGGTTACGGCCGTATCTTCACCAAACATTCGAGGATAAACCGTCGATTGCAAAAATGAGTTGGCACTTTCGGATAAATCTTCACCGCAAATTATGCAGGCCGGGAAAATATTCATGGGCTTGCCTGCGGGAGTGATTTGCTTACGCATCAAAGTTCTCAAAGCTTGCACGTTGGGGATGGTGATCCCGCCGGCCGCATCTTCATGCAAATTTTTGCGTTCAGCGGAAAACAAAGGGCCACCTGCAAATTGAACAGAGGCCTTGGCCAAAAGATCAGCAATCAATTGGGCCTCACGCAAGGCCGTGCCACGGCCAAAATACATGAAAATTCTATCGAAACCGCCCAGGTCATCATTTAACATGGCCTCTTCAGTCAATTCAAAAGCCGTACCGTACTTTTTGATTTCAATTTCGTTTCTTTCCATAACCGGCTTAACGATGGGGAAATCTTCACCTTCGGCAATCTCAAGCGGTGTTCCATCAATATCAAATCGGCCGGGTTTATGAGTATGCAAGTTATTTTGCACTTCTGTAACCGTCAGGCTTTCAAAAACGTTCCCAACTTCGTTATAGGAATCGTTCAAAACCCGGTTCATGGCATCGTCAATAAGGAGCGGGAAACCCCCCTGGCCAATTGTTCTTTCCCCACACATATGCTCTTTCAAAAATTTGCGGGGGTTGGCCCAAGGATCATCACAAAACCGCTTCATAGCGTCGACAAGCGAAAGGCCTAAAAAGGGATTATCCCTTTTCACGGCATTCTTTTTTGCGCCATCTTCGCCCCGGGCACGAATGGCCTTATTTAAAAAGTATTCTTGAAATTCTTGACGCTTCCCATCTTCCCGGGAATCGTCAACGCTTACTGCGCTTGTGGCAAGTTCTGTATTCTTTTTCACCAATGCCTCGTAACCCAATTTTCGGATTTCTGCGATCGTTTTTTTCGATGCCAAGGCGGTCTTTAAATCAAGACCTGTTTCCTGACAAATTTGGGTAATAGCGGCGGCCCTTTCCCTTTCTTCCTCACGGATTTTTTCTTCAGCAACTTTGGGATCAGCTTTCACTTCCGCTTTTTTCTCGGCCGGTTTGGCCTCGGCCTGCGGTGTTGCGTTAGTCGATTTTTCCCCTTTGCTTTTTTTATTTTCATCGCCCATGGGATTGGCCCCTCCGTTGTGGTCATTTTTTTGATTTATGCTTAATTGTGAATCCAACTCTTTCTTAGTGTCAACTTTTTCGATTTGGGATTCTTTATTTTCTTTTTCCGACCTGGCCCCGGCATAGGGATCGGCAGGCACGGCCACCAGGGAAACTTCCAAAAGTTCCCAATTTTTAGCAATCATACGGTCGGGGGTGTTCAAATCCTGAATCTCATGCAGATCGTAATCAGTCACTTTATAACCGATCGACACGTTGCTAATACTGCCCTTGGCGACCTTTTTAAAAATCCGATCTTCTTCTTCTCCCTCATCGAAATGAACGGTAACGATAAACTCATCTAAATTTTTGGCATAATCAGAGGCCGGGGCCATTTCATTTAATTGAGTATCGGCCTTTTTTATTTGGTGGCCAATGATTCGACCGAGTACGGCATCAACTGAGTTTTTATGATCCTTTAAAAGGGGGGCCTTGCCGGATTTTAAACGATCCAGGTTCATGGCCTGTTCGGAAATAACTAAAACTTCTTCATATTCGTAATAATACCCTCTCAGGTAGGGGTAATTGGTACAGGCCACAAGCTGGACGGTTCGGCTTTCCCTATCCAGCGTTTCAGGCATGACTTTAAGATCAAAATTGGCAACTTGCTTTTCACTCAATCGCTTTTTGAGTTCGGCCGATTTTGTTTTTAAATCAAGATTATTTACCTTGGTCCCCTTGGGGGGAAGGTTGCGGGTTGTTTCCATTCGGCTTGGCCTCCATGGCCTGTTTCATTCTTATATCAGTATCAATTTTAATCCCTAAGTCGTCAAAAAGTTTGTAATCCTCAGCAATTCGTTCGGCCACCTTGCGGGGGTTTTTTCCACGTTCCCTAATGGCCTCACTCCAGGCCTTGAATCCCGCCCGAACTTCGTCCGCTTTCGGTTTTATTTCTTTGGCCGGATCAATCAAGATTTTTCCGGGGGTAAAAATATCGTATTCGAGGGAGTCGGTCGGCAATAAGGACATCGCCTTCAAATAATTTTTAAAATCGTCAATGAGGGGCATAATAAATTGTTTAATGAGAATATCTTCTTTCAATTTCACCATGCGACGATCCGCATTCAACTGGCTTTGCCGGGCGGCCGAATAATTGGCGTCGCTATGATTAGAAGCAAGCGATTCGTAAGGAACTCCGGTTGTGCCGGCAATTTTTCTCAAAATTCCCTTATCAAAAGATTCGTAATCGGTATTTTGTGGCGCATCGGAAAAGGTGACATCTTTACCGGTGGGAAGGTTGTAAATCGTGCCGCTTTGAATTTCCGAATCATAATCAAAATCCCCTTCATTATTATCAGTAGTGGCCTCAAGGGATACTTCGGCACTGTTGTCATGGACAAAGGCCGCGAACATGGCGGCCACAATTTGTTTTGTCAGTTGGGATTCGTCGAGCAGTTTTCCCAGGTGGCCATAAATGATTGCGGTTCCAATGAGGGGCCAACCCCGCCTAAACCTAATCTCTTTACGGTTATAAACGTGATGCACTTCGTCCGCAGGGATAAAAGTTCTTTTGGCACTGGAAAAGGAAAAATAATTGAGTAGATTTTTTTGCGAATAATCGTCCTCATAAAAAATATAACCCAGCTTTCGGCCCTTCTTGTTGTAACCGATGCCGTCAATATATTTGGCGTCCTCGGGGGCACCTTCGGGCGGTTTACTCATGCCCGAACCTAGCGTTAAATTGTCGGCCAACTGGTCGGCCGGGCACAATTGGTATTCCAGGCCGACTTCCCGGGAGGGATCAATTCCCGCTTTATAACTGCGCTTTATAAAGACTTCGCCGGCGACGGCAATTTCTTCCATAACTAATTTTTGCATTTGATAAAAATCTAATTCCCCATCTGCGGAAAAATCCCGGGATTCAACCCAAGAATCCCATAATTCATTTGCCCGGCGGGCATGACTTTTTGTGGGATGGCGAAATTCCACATTGATTCCAGGGCCTACAACAAAAGTTGAGATTTCCCCTACTAATGCGGAAATGACCGGTGAATTAACTGCCGACTCACGGCATCGTTTACGAATTAAAGAGAGATTGTTGCTGCGCAAGTCACCGAGTAAGGTTTCATAGCGTGGCCGCCAGGCCGCGAATTTTCCCTTTAATGAGGCCGCCGCTAATTCTCTTAAGCGGGGATCAATCGACTCTTTTGCTGGGTTTTTCCCCTGCTTTTTAGCGGTTTTTTTCTTTTTAAATGGCCACACTGGATTATTCTTTTAGTGCCGGGTTGTAGACACGGCC